TGACCCAACAATTACTTGGGCAAATGCTGAAAATCTAGGACTTGGCGAGATCGATCGCCCCGGTGTTTATGAAATATCAAATCGAGGGGCGAATCCAGATACTGTCTATAACATTGCAAGTCTTATTGCTGACAGCGCATTTGGTGTTTTGTATGAGGATAACGAAGGTCGCATTGGATATGCCGATGCTGTGCATAGACAGAACTATCTTGCTAATAATGGTTACACAGAAATTTCAGCAAACACAGCCTTTGGAGCAGGATTAAAGGTTTTGACTAGGGGCGCAGATGTCCGCAACGATGTATTCCTCAATTATGGCAACAACTTTGGTTCACAGGTAAGCGCAATTGATTTAGACAGCATTGAGGTATTTGGTTACCGAGGCGAAACAATCAATACAGTCTTGCACGATGCCACCGATGCACAAAATGTAGCTAATCGCTTTATTTCGCTTAGATCCTATCCAAGAGCCTTATTCGATAGCATTACATTTCCATTGACAAACTCAGCAATTGATGATGCAGACCGAGATGCCTTGCTTGGGATTTTTATTGGTCAGCCAATGCGAATAACAGACTTGCCGGTTCAAATAGCCCCATCAGGACAGTTTGAGGGTTATGTGGAAGGCTGGCGTTGGAGCACTAGATTCAACGAATTGTTTTTGACCATAAATCTGAGCCCAATCGAATTCTCTCAAGTTGCAGTTCAATGGGAGCAGGTATCAGCCTCAGAGGCATGGAACACTTTATCCGCTATACTAACATGGGAAAATGCGATTGGAGCAGTAGCCTAATATGGCAAACACTACGAACTATAATTGGGAAACACCGGACGACACCGATCTGGTTAAGGATGGCGCAGCTGCTATTCGCACGCTTGGGTCATCTATTGATACAACAACTAAAAATTTAAATCCTGAAACAACAACTGGCGACATTGCTTATAGATCAGCAACAGCCAATGTCAATACTAGACTTGGTTTAGGAACTGCTGGACAAGTTTTAAGAGTTAATTCTGGCGCAACAGCACCTGAATGGGCAACAACCGCAGACCAAACTCCATTAACTACAAAAGGCGATTTGTTTGGTTTTGATACAGCTGATGCCAGAATTCCAATAGGAACAAATGGTCATGTTCTCACGGCAGACTCAACACAAAGTCTAGGTTTAAAGTGGGCTGCCCCTGCTGGTGGCGGAAAAGTATTACAGGTAGTTCAAGCAACAACTACAACATTAGCAACCATTGCAAGCACTTCTTTTACTGATACAAATTTGTCAGCAACAATTACACCTGCGGCGACTAATAGTAAAATTTTAGTAATTTTTAGTCAAGCAGGCCAACATACTGCGGGGAATTTGCAATCAGGTTGTTCTGTAAAATTATTAAGAGGTGCTACTGAAATTTATAGTCAAGATGGAACTGGTGGCGGTTTCGGTTCAAATTTTGTAAGCGCATTAACGCTAAGTAATCCAAAAGATATAGCAGTTTATTGGATTAATCCTGGCACTTATTTGGATAGTCCATCAACAACAAGTGCAACAACTTACAAAACTCAAGGCCGAGTCCTTGATACCGCAAATAGTGGAGTAGTAAAATTCCAACCAGCAAGTATTACTTCAACAATGATTTTAATGGAAATTGGTGCATAATGAAAGATTATCTATGTTTAGCAATAAAGAAACTAAAGCCATCGGCAGAGTTTTCATATTCTGAGAACGATTATGCAACTATTAAATGGGATGTATTAGAAGGTAATCCACCTACTCAGGCAGAAATAGATGCTGCCATTGAGCAAATTAAGGCTGATGAAATAACTGAAACAAATGCAAAGGCTGAGGCTAAGGAAGCAGCGCAAGCAAAACTTGCAGTCCTTGGTTTAACTGTTGAGGATTTACAAGCTCTAGGTTTGTAATGAAACCTTGGTTATCTAAAGCAGCTGTGCAGTTGCGTGAGCAGATCGATGACAGTTTTGCCGATAGATCTAGAAAATCGGATGGTTGGATTTCAGACGCAAGGCATCAAAAAGTAAAATCGGATCACAATGCCTTGCCGTCGGGTGAGGTTTGTGCCATTGACATTACATCTGATCTTGGTGCAGCCGAAAGCATGTCTGCGTATCTTGCCGATCAAATTCGCATTGCTGGCAAAACAGATAAGCGCATCAAGTATGTAATCCATAATCATCGTATTGCCAGCAATCTTTTGAACTGGCGTTGGCGTAAATACAAGGGCATCAATCCTCACACAAAACATATTCATATTTCATTCCATCCAAAACAAACAGGAGAGTTTTTTAACATCCCACTACTAGGAGGCAAAGCATGAAACTATCAAACAAACACAAGGCAGCAATTAAGTCATATTTAAGAGCTGTGGCTGCTTCCGGTATTACTGTCCTGTTGGCAATTGTTGCTGACATCCGACCAGAGTTTGCAATCCTTGCTGGAGCATTGGTTGCACCTCTTGCCAAGGCACTTGATCCAAAATCTGGAAAAGAAGCTGATTATGGACTTAATGCGAAATGACAGCCAACGAATGGGTTGGTATAGCCGTTGGCGTATGCGCCGTATCAACAAGTTTATTGCTGGGTCTGCGCTGGGTTATTAAATCTTATTTATCTGAACTTAAGCCCAATTCAGGCAGCTCGATAAAAGACCAGATTGGCAGATTAGAAACTCAAACATTCCAATTGCAACAGCGTGTCGATGATCTGTTTGTCTTAATCAGTAAGCGATAATTTTAATTATGGCGAACACACGAAAACCTATCAAACGCAAAAAGATCAATCGTCGAGTCGTTCGCCAATCTCCTGAACCATTATCAAAGATCGATCAGCATTACACCGCATTACATGAATGCTACAAAGCAGCTAGAAAAGCAGGATTCACACCTGAGCACGCTTTTTGGTTGATGACTGAACACAAGACTTTCCCTGATTGGATTGTGGGCGATGGTGGGATAATCCCATCCATAGATCCAACTGACGATGAGGATGACGATTAAGCGATACTTGGTAATTTCGGATTTACAAATCCCATACCACCATGAAGTAGCAGTCAAGAATGTAATTAAGTTAGCCAAGCGAGAGAGGTTCGATAGTGTCCTTTGCGTTGGCGATGAAATCGATTTTCAAACAATTAGCCGATGGGCTGAAAAAACACCTTTGGCTTATCAACAAACTTTGGATGATGATCGCACAGCTACTCAAGAAATCCTTTGGGCTCTCACAGAGCACAGCAGAGAAGCTCATATCATCCGCAGTAATCATACTGATCGCTTATATAACACTCTCCTAAAAGTTCCGGGAATGATTTCACTTCCCGAATTGCAGTATGCAAAATTTATGGATTTCGATTCTTTAGGCATAACTTTCCACAAGCAGTTTTTTGAGTTTGAAAAAAATTGGATATTAGCGCATGGGGATGAAGGTAACATGAATCCCAACGCTGGACAGACTGCCCTGAATCTTGCCAAAAAGGCAGGAAAGAGCGTTGTTTGTGGGCATACCCATAGACTAGGTATGTCAGCCTACTCAGAGGGGCTCTACGGGGCTTACAGACCCCTTTATGGCATAGAAACCGGCAACCTTATGAATCGAGCAAAGGCGAGTTACACAAAAGGGCTTGCTAATTGGCAAATGGGCATAGTTTTAATGGAATGGGATGGCAAGAATATGAGCGTGCAGATAATCCCAATTAACAAAGATGGCAGTTTCACAGCTCTTGGAAAGTCTTATGGGTCTTGAAACCGATTATCACGAACGCACGATTGATGACCATATCGATGATTTTGAGGATATTAGCGTTATATAATCGTTATACAACACTCCGAAAGAAAATAACTAAGCGTCCTTGATTTAAGTCATACTTTATGTATTCACAGAGATACTGTGGATATGTAGGGAGCGACATGAAATTGGATACAAGTAATCGAGGCACAGCCTTAGATTATGCAGAGCGAGGATGGGCAGTTTTGCCATTATTGCCACGCAAAAAAGATCCGCACTTTGACTTGGCTCAAAGGGCATATTTATCAGCTACAACCGACCAGAAACTTATCAATTTTTGGTTTGACTACGATCAAAACATCAACATTGGCATAGCTTGTTATCAGTCAGGCTTAGTTGTGTTTGATATTGATTATCGCAATGGTGGCGAATTGCTGCCAGAGTTTGAGCCAACATATACAGTCCAAACAGGTGATGGCTTACACCTTTATTACACAGCTGCAAAATCTGATGTATTTAAGGGCAAGTTAGTTGATGGAATCGACATTAAGTGGAAAGGTTATGTTGCAACCGCACCATCAATCCATCCGTCAGGAGCAAGATATACAGTAATCGATGACCGAAATCCGGTTGCGATGCCTAAACAAATAAGGGAGTGGGCAACAAAATGAAAATCAACGGAATAACTATTTTATGGTTTATGATAGCAACGGGCTTATTAGCCTATGCAGTTACTTTATGGCAAACCGAAATTTACAATCGGGGCTATTGGCGTGGGCGTGCAACGGGTTGGGATATGCACCGCAGAATGATTACCATTAAGCAGCAGTCAGATGAAGTCTTTGATTATGACAAAAACTGAGCAACTCTTTGATGAAGCCATCACAACTATCCAGTCAAGGGGTGTCGTGTATGGGCATCCTTTTTACAACATGGAGCGAATCTCAAAGCTGGTCAGTTCGTATCTGGAATACCCAGTCATGCCTCATGACATTTGTATCTTTAACATCTTGCAAAAGATTAGTCGTTTGCAGGAAAGTCCGGGGCATCACGACAGTCTTGTGGACATTGCAGCATACATCGGTATCTATAAAACAGTTTATGATGCCGAAATCGACAGCGACTTCAAAAAAGGAGATGATCTTTAATGGCATTCAATCTTGAGGATTATGAGGATGTGGCTACTTTAAACAAATGGTTCATAAGTAACTTCCCATCTGGTCGATCTGATATATCAGTTATTAGTCATGATGGTGAAAAAGGTTATATCTTGGTGCAAGCAACTCTTTGGCGAGATAGCAAGGATGAGCAACCATGTGTTTCCAACATAGCCTTTGGATCTAGGGAAACTTATATTCCTAACATGAAAAAGTTTTATGTTGAGGATACTGCGACAAGCGCATTGGGTAGAGCAATCATTCTACTTAAAGGATCTGACAAAACTGCTACCAAGGATGACATGCGAAAGGTTGAAAGCAATTCATCATTTAAGGAGAAGTTAGAAAGCCGGCAAAATATGTATGGCAAGCCCGGCTCTAAGTCAGCACAAATTGAAACGATCTTGAGAGATAGTTTTGCAGCTGATAAGAAAGAGCCTGAACCTGTTGCTTGGTCGGTTGGTGATGTTGTAGATCAGATTGGATCATCAATTCCTAATGAGCCACCTGCGTGCCAGCATGGGCATATCTTGAAAGAAGGAATCTCTAAAGGAGGTAAGCCTTACTATGGTTATGTTTGCAAAGCAAAAGAATGTCCACCTAATTGGGCAATACTTACCGCTAATGGAAAATGGTATTTTAAAGGAGGTGAATAAATGGGTGAATTACAAATAATTGACGGCTCCGGCTTAACTGCCACCTTTACGGATGACGGAGTAAAAGTAGAGCCATCAATGGTTACTTGCGATCTATGCAACGATGACAGATTACTTCATGAGGGCGATCTGCTTCGATGCTATTCCTGCCATGCAATAAACCGAATTCCGTATCATGCCTAATTACGATTACATGTGCGATGGTGAGGGGTCATTGATTGTATTGGATTTACCAATGGATCATAAAATCCCTCATTGTCAAGTATGCAATGCGCCTTTAAGGCGTGTCTTTACAGCTGTGCCAACGATTTTTAGAGGAACTGGATGGGCTGGCAAAGATGGTTAATTTCAGATGTAATTTCTGTTCAGCCAATACAGAGTTTGTATGGCTTGACGGATACCCCGAAGCTGATGGCTTTCGAGTTTATCAATGCGTTAAGTGCTGCGCTGTGGGAACAAAGAATCTAGCAGAATCGACTGACACTCAAGAACCTGTAATGCGTTGCACTAAGTGTGGGTCTTGGATGTTTGCAGATAAGGAGTGCCATACATGTGCGCTAATCATGACGAAATGACGCATCAAATAGATTGGGCTTATCAGAACGAATTGCGTAAGCAATGGCTACTTGATAACCCTGATGCACAATACATAGGATGGATGTCTATATGAATGACATGCCGTCTGACCTGCGGTTATGCCGAAGGATTTGGAAGCGTATGCTACCCTTAAACGCAAATTCGCTTTCAGAGCGAAAGGGCGATCTGCGAAGCAGAAAGATCGCAAGGTTTGGTTTGGTGATACCTCTGTTCATAGTCTTGAACATAAGCCTTTTAAAAGATGATTCCGTAGCTGCTAACAAGACTAATCATTACAGACAATATGCATTCATACAGCTTAATAACTTAGATCAATTCTATTGTTTAGATGAGTTAAATTTTAAAGAATCAAGATGGAATCCAAAGGCTAAGAATGGTAGTCATTATGGCATTCCTCAAGGTCGATCTAAATGGTTAGCAACAGTTGATGGGTTTAAACAAATTGATTGGCAACTCAAATATATACAAAAGCGATACGATAACCCTTGTAATGCTTTAGCACATCATAAGATTAAGGGATGGTATTGAGTAAGTCAGCTCTAAGATCTACCGGATCAACAAGGCATTGGCGATCTATTCGCAGTCGTGTGTTACGCAGAGATCAGTTCATCTGTCAATACTGTAATCAAGAAGCAACTACTGTGGATCATGTGATACCAAGGCGTTTAGGTGGGCTTGATAGTGATGATAATTTAGTTGCATCATGCAGTAGATGTAATTTATCTAAGGGTGGGCGGTTTTTTGTGAGCGATAGGACAC